GGATTTGTTACAATGAAGATAAATCAATTGTACATCATGGAAAAACAGATGCACCGCAACAAACCGAAACAGGTTTACCATTGTTTCAAGTTTTTGATGATGAACAAAGTTGGTTATATGTTTTATTAAATGAATTTAATATAGTTCCTGAGTAATGGAAGCACCTAACTACATAATAATATCACTTGTAACTGTTTTATTAGGATTCGGTAGGTAAAAGAATTGAGAAAAAATGAGATATAAAGAACTTTTGATTGTTTTATTAATATGTGTTATAGTAGCTTTATTGTTTAGAAAGCGACCTATGTATATGGCTAATCGTTTACAAACTATCGAGCATGTTATACATGGTAAAGATAGTATAGTAACTAAGTGGAAAACTAAGATAGTAGAGGACAAAAGTAAAATTAAAGGTTTATCAAGTCAAATAGATAGGCTAAAGGATAGCTTAGAGCTTGTTAAAGAGCTTAAAGATACTGTTAGAATAATTGAGTATCAAGACACGGTAATAGCTCAACAGGACACGATTATACGCTTCTATAAAGATTTAACTAATAACTGTGATTCAATCATAACTGAACAAAATGAAGTTATAGAATTAAAAGATAGTGTTATCTTTATCCAAAGAGAAAGTATAAAAGACTTCACCAAGAAAAAGAAACGTAGAAAGCTAGGAGAGATAATAGCAGGGGTTGGATTGTTAACTTTATTTATAGTAAAATAGATGGACAAAATAACACTACAAAGAATTGAAAAGGCTCATCCTATTATTAGAGAAGAGTTAAAGAATGATTATCTCTATTGCAACAACAGATTGTTAGGCAAAGGAGTAAGACTTCGTTTCGCCTCAGTGTATAGATCCATAGAAGAGCAAGATGCGCTATACAATAAAAAACCTAAAGTAACTAATGCAAAAGGAGGGCAATCTATCCATAATTATGGGATTGCCTTTGATATTGTAATGCTTTACGATAAAGATGGAAACGGAACATTTGAGACTGCTTCATGGGATATGGTAAAAGACGGTGATAACGATGGGCTATCTGACTGGATGGAAGTTGTTAAATTCTTCAAGTCCAGAGGATGGGAATGGGGAGGGGACTGGAAATCTTTCAAAGATTCTCCACACTTTCAAAAAACATTTGGTAATACTTGGAGGACATTAAAAGAGAAAGAAACATTTATTGATAACGGGATTGAATATCCAAAACTATAAAACAAAATGGGGAGAATAGACGAAGATTACGCTACAGACGGAACTGTAGCTGGTGCTGACAAAGTAATAGGTACAGATGCAGCAGATGGAAGTACGAAGAACTATACTATTGATGGTATAAAGGGGTACGCATTGACGGGTGGTGTCAGCGGTACATTCGCTAGTCCAACATCAATAACTGTAGTTGATGGAATAATTACTGCAATAAGTTAGATATTAAGTCCCAAATAATGATTATATTTGGGACTTATAATTTAATTTAATATGAAACAATTAACTGAAGATGAGTTAAACTCATTCAAATCAAAAAGAAATAGGTATTTTGACTTAAAAAGTCAGATAGCAGATATATCTATAAATGAAGAGAGATTGAAGCGACAAAAAGAGTCAGCTTTGTTCGATATAGAAGTGGCATACGATGAGTTATCTAAACTACAGAACGATATTCACGAGAAGTATGGAGAAGGAACTGTAGATTTAAAGACAGGTCATGTATCTAATTCGTAAAATATCCATCGGTCCAGATTATAAGACTTCTATGCACTATGTTGTAAATCAAGAAGTTTTAGATAAATCTTATGTAATCAACACTATTAGGCAGCTAGACAGTGGTGCTGTTGAGATATACATATCTAAAGGAGAGGAAGTAATGCTTTGGAAATCCTTTAGCAGTGCTGTGCCTAAAGTAATTGAATTTAATATAAACTTTTAATTAAATGAAATCCCCACATTATTTTATTATCGAGCCATTTGAAGGCAAGAGATACGACAACGTGCGTAAGTATGGTGAGTGTGAATTTATAATTAGTTCATCACTAGAAGACCATAGAATAACACAACGAGTAGGAATAGTTATAGATGTTCCAATCTTCTATGATGGACCAGTAAAGAAGGGGGATTTGGTAATAGTTCACCACAATGTATTCAGAGTTTATTACGACATGAGTGGTAAAGAGCGTGACGCTTGGCATTACTATAAAGATGGTATATATTTAATTGAACAAGAACAACTATATTTGTACAGAGATGCAGATAATGATAAATGGACAGCACCTTACCCTTACTGCTTTGTAGAGCCATTGAAGAAGAAAGAGTCTTATAGAGCGTCTTTGGGTGTTGAGGAGGAGTTAATGGGTAAGGTTGTCTATTTTCCTAAAGTAAATAATTCATTGGTTAGTGTAGATGATACTGTATCATTTCTACCTGACAGTGAGTATGAATTTAGAATAGACAATAGAAGGTTGTACAGAATGAAAGTTAGTAGCTTATGTCTGAAAGTTTAAAATCAAAACAAGGTAGAATATTAGATGCAGCAGAGTTAGCTGTAGACGAACTTATTAAGGTTTTAAAAGAACCTATTATAAGGAATGCTGAGGAAGATATTACAGCAGATAAAATGAAGAATGCAGCATCAGCAAAGAAGTTGGCTTTTCTTGACGCTATGGAGATCCTAGATAAGATTCAAGAGATTAGAGATAGGGTTGATGAGGACACAACTAATATACCTGACACAACAAAAGGGGGATGGGCTGAAAATGCTGCTAAAAATAGCAAGAAGAAATGATAGCTGATAAATATGCGTTATATACTGTAGAGCAGATTGAAGGTAAGAAACGTCATTTTGACTATGGTTATAACAAGGATTACGACATTGTAGTAATATCTAAATCTGGTAAAATATCAGGAGAGATATATAATATTAATGGTGTTAGGATAGCGTTACCTGAACAGCCTAAGAAAATAGACAAAGGAGCTAACAGATGGGTGGCTGAGGAGTATCCTAAAGAACTTTCTAAGATAAAGACTATATTTGATTGGAACAGAAAAGAAAACTCATTTAAAGCCAAGTATGTAGATTATATTGAACGAGAGTTTGACAGAAGAGATAATGGGCATTGGTTTATGAATAATGGCGAGCCTACTTATATACCTGGTAGTCATTATATGTACTTACAATTCTCTAAGATAGATATCGGTTTACCTGACTTTCGTGAGTCAAATAGAATTTTCTTTATATTCTGGGAAGCTTGCAAGGCAGACAGTAGGTGCTTTGGAATGCTTTATCTTAAAAACAGACGTTCAGGATTCTCTTTTATGAGTTCTGCAGAAATATCTAACATTGGAACATTAGCTAAAGATGCTAGACTTGGGATATGTTCTAAGACTGGTAACGATGCAAAGAAGATGTTTACTGATAAGGTTGTACCTATCGTAAATAATTATCCATTTTTCTTCCAACCTGTTAGGGATGGTATGACTAATCCAAAAACAGAACTAGCGTTTAGAGTTCCTGCAAGTAAGATTACTAAAAAGAACATGGATGAAGCTCATGGCGAAGAGATGGAGGGATTAGATACCTCTATTGACTGGAAGAACACTTCTGATAACGCATACGATGGTGAGAAACTGCTTATGCTTGTGGAAGATGAATCGGCAAAGCTGGAAAAACCTATGAATATACTTAATGGATGGCGAGTTAGAAAGACTTGTTTACGTTTAGGTAGTAAGATTATAGGTAAATGTATGATGGGTTCAACATCAAATGCACTATCTAAAGGTGGGGACAACTATAAAACACTATACATAGATTCAGATCCACATAGACGATCTAAAAATGGTCAGACTAAAAGTGGACTATACTCGTTATTCATTCCTATGGAGTGGAATTTCGAGGGTTATATAGATGAGTACGGAATGCCTGTATTTGAAACTCCTGAAGAGCCAGTAGTTGGAATGGATGGAGAGATGATTGACATGGGAGTTATTGAGTATTGGAACAATGAAGTTGAGGCATTAAAGAATGACTCAGATGCTCTTAATGAGTTCTACAGACAATTCCCTAGAACAGAATCTCATGCGTTCAGAGATGAATCTAAAGAGTCTTTATTTAACCTTACTAAGATATATTCTCAGATAGATTATAACGATGGACTGATTAAAGAAAAATTTTTAACTAGAGGCAACTTTCATTGGAAGAACGGGATTCAGGATTCAGAGGTGGTCTGGACTCCAGATAGAAACGGTAGATTTTTAGTTTCTTGGTTACCACCTGTAAATCTAAGGAACAACGTAATAACTAGGAATGGTAAAAAATACCCAGGTAATGACCACTTAGGTAAATTTGGGTGCGATAGTTATGATATATCAGGAGTAGTAGGTGGTGGAGGATCTAACGGTGCTTTACATGGAATGACAGCTTATCACATGGATAATGCTCCTGTAAATGAGTTCTTCTTGGAGTATGTAGCTAGACCAAGTACGGCAGAGATATTCTACGAAGAGGTACTGATGGCATTAGTTTTTTATGGTATGTCGATATTGGCAGAGAATAATAAGCCAAGGTTACTGTATCATTTAAAGACTAGAGGGTATAGAGGTTACTCTATGAATAGACCTGACAAGCATATTAGTAAGTTGTCGAAGACAGAAATAGAGTTAGGTGGAATGCCCAATTCATCTGAAGATGTAAGGCAAGCGCACGCAACAGCGATAGAATCATATATAGAAGAATACGTAGGTATAGATACTGAAGGAACGTATCGCCCTCAAGATGAGATGGGTAGTATGTATTTCACTAGAACTTTAGAAGACTGGGCTAAGTTTGAATTTAATAATAGAACAAAATATGATGCTTCTATTAGTTCGGGTCTTGCTATAATGGCTAACCGTAAGCATAGGTTTGTTCAAGAGGTAAAAAAGTCAAAAATAAATGTTAATTTTGCTAGATATAATAACAGTGGCGGACAGAGCCAAATAGACAAATATGGATAGAGAACCTATTATAAAAAACACTTCGTTTCCAAACCAAATGGCAACGGATGCTGAAAAGGCAACTAAGGAGTACGGACTAACTGTAGCTCATGCTATTCAATCAGAGTGGTTTAAGAAAGCAGGTTCGGGATGTAGATATTATAGTCAATATGGTGATTTCCATAGATTGAGGCTTTATGCTCGTGGAGAGCAACCTATTTCAAAGTACAAAAATGAAATGGCTGTTAATGGAGATAGCTCTCATCTTAATTTAGATTGGGCTATTGTTCCTATTATACCTAAGTTTGTTGATATTGTGGTGAATGGTATGAATGACCGTTTGTATGCAATAAAGGCTGAGTCTCAAGACATTATGTCTGCTGAGAAAAAGAACTCGTTCCAAGAGACTATTGAGAAAGATATGGTAGCTAAGAAATTCTTAAGTCAAGTTAAGAATGAATTAGGTGTTGATGCTTTTAATATACCAGAAGATGAGATTCCAGAGTCAGATGATGAACTGTCTTTATATATGCAGCTTAAGTACAAGCCTGGAATAGAGATAGCAGAAGAAGTAGCTATAGATACATTGTTCGAAATGAACGACTATAAGTACAGAGTTAAGCCTGATGTCGATATGGATTTAACCACTATTGGTATTGGTGCTGTAAGACATACATTCGATACAGCTCAAGGAGTAAAATTAGAGTATGTTGACCCTGCTAGTCTTGTATATAGTGATGGAGAAAAGAAAGACTTTTCAGATAGATATTACTTTGGTGAAGTAAAGAGAGTACATTATACAGAGCTTGTTAAGATTAAGCCTAATATAACTAAAGAAGAATTAGAGCGCATCAAGAGTAGTGGTAGTGATTGGGACCAAGAGTACCCAATTTCTAGTAGATACAATGATGATATTCTAGGTGGTGAAATGGTTAACTTATTATATTTCAATTATAAGACTAACAAGCGTTTCATATATAAGAAAAAGAAATTAGATAACGGTGGAGAAAGATTAATCAGAAGAGATGAGTCATTTAACCCACCTGAATCAGAAGACGATAGATTCGAAAGAGTAGAGGTAGTAAAAGATGTTTGGTACGATGGTGTAATAGTATTAGGTACTAATGTTATGCTTAAGTGGGAATTACTTAAGAACATGGTGAGACCTAAGTCAGCAAGTCAAGATGCTCTACCTAATTACATAGTAAATGCTCCAAGATTATATAAGGGTAACATTGAGTCGTTAACCAAACGAATGATACCATTTGCTGACCAAATACAGCTTACACATCTTAAGATACAACAAGTGATGTCTAGGGTTGTTCCTGACGGGGTATTTATTGATGCTGATGGTATTAATGAGGTTGACTTAGGAAATGGAGCAGAGTACAGTCCTCAAGACGCTCTTAACCTTTACTTCCAAACAGGTAGTGTTGTAGGTAGAAGTTATACTGGAGAAGGTGAATTTAACAATGCACGAGTTCCAATTCAAGAGCTATCTTCTAATAGTGGTCAAGGTAAATTACAAGCACTTATCGGTGTTTATAATTATAACCTTAATATGATTAGAGATGTAACAGGGCTGAATGAAGCGAGAGATGCTTCTACTCCAAACCCTGACGCATTAGTTGGTCTACAGAAAATGGCAGCACTTAATAGTAACACAGCTACTAAGCATATATTAGATGGTGGGTTGACTATAACTAGAAATCTAGCTAAATGTTTATCATTAAGAATAGGTGATATATTAGAATATGCTGACTTTAAAGAAGAGTTCGCTATGCAGATAGGTAAATACAATTTATCTATATTAGATGACATTAAGGACCTTTATCTACATTCATTTGGTATTTTCTTAGAACTAGAGCCAGACGAAGAAGAGAGATCTCAAGTAGAGGCAAATATACAGATGGCTTTAAGTAGAGACCAAATTGATCTTGAAGATGCTATTGATATACGTATGGTTAAGAATCTTAAGTTAGCTAATGAGCTACTTAAAGTTAAGAGACGCAAGAAGCAAGAGCGTGAGTCTAAAGCACAACAGCAGAAAGAACAAATGCAAATGCAATTCAACTTACAGACTCAACAAGCTACAGCTCAAGCACAACAACAAAAAGTTCAGATGGAGGCACAAGCTAAAATATCTGTTGAGGAAGCTAAGTCTAATTATGAGATAGCTAAACTTCAAGCAGAGGTTATAGCTAAGAAAGAATTAATGGCTGAAGAGTTCCAGTACAATATGCAGCTTAGAGGGATGGAAGCAGAGACTTTAATGAAGCGAGAAGATAAGAAAGAGGAAGCTAAAGATAAACGTGTTGACATTCAAGCAACTAAGCAGTCTAAACTAATTGAACAAAGACAGAAAGGTTTACCTCCTGTAGATTTTGAATCATCAGAGGATGATATCTCAGGTTTTGATTTATCAAGTTTTAATCCTAAATAAATGTAAAGATGAAAATTATAAAAAGAACTAAAGATGTTGTAAAAACAGATACTGGTAAAAACACTGTAAAAACAAAATATAATAAGATTACAAAGAAGGGAGTAACAAAAGAAAAGGATGTTACATATAAGGACAAAAACAGTCCTAGAATAAAATATGTAGGTAAAGAAGTTGTAAAAAGAACAAAGGATTCAAATTGGAAGTCTTCAAAATCTACTAAAAAACTTTATTCAGGAGGTAAGAAGATTAAATCATCTATAGATTTTAAAATTTATGATAAACAAAAGTAAAATGAAGTGCAACCAGCCTAAGAAGACTCCAAATCATAAAACTAAGAGTCACGTTGTAAAGGCTTGCGCTAAAGGTGAAGAAAAGATAATAAGATTTGGGCAGCAAGG